AATATTAAGCTCCGCGCTCATCTCCGCCAACACCGAATCGCTGCCGTTCGTACGAAAATCCGACGCTATAAATACGCCTGCGTCGTTGGTGTCGATGAGCCGTAAGAGGAGTAGAGTTTGAGAGACCCCGTTTTGCGGCTAAGTGTTGAGAGACTCTATGAGCAACACTGAAGCCTCTGGTCCTAGTAGGCAGTTCATCATCCAGAACAAAAATGTCTTCCTCACCTATCCACGCTGTCCGATCCCTGCGGACATTGCTGGAACAGAACTTCACAACCGTCTTGCACCTCTCGGTCTTAATTTTCTCTGTATTTGCAGTGAGCTTCATCTGGATGGGACCCCGCATCTCCATGTGCTTGCTCAAAGCAATCAACGCATGTGCACACGTGATGTCGGTTTTTTTGATTTGGAAGGCCATCATCCTAATATCCAAATCCCTCGAAACCCAAAAACTGTGCTTGCTTATATTACTAAATCGCCTACAGGAGAGTTCTATTGGGGAACCTTTCGGTCCCGCTCAGCACGCCAGGTTGGCAGAGCTCAACCTGGAGTACATTGGTCTGATTCTTCAGCTTCAGGAAGCAATGGGCACGGTGGTCCCAGCCGAAATTCCTCGGGCTCCCGAGGAAGGCTGGGGACACACGTGGACAGACGAAGAGGACGAACCACAAAGGACGGCGTAATGAAGACCCTGCTGCAGTCGTCGACCTCAAGGGCTGAGTACCTCAACGGCGTCAAGAAGCATTTCCCCTATGAGTACTGCGTCCGTCTTCAGAACTGGGAATACGCTGCTAGCAAGCTGTTTCCGGACCCGGTAGAGCAATACGTCTCGCCGTTTCCTGACTCAGCGTTTCGCTGCAACGAAACAATCACAGACTGGCTCGGTCAGAACATCTACCAGGTTACTCCCGAGGTATATTCCCTTCTACACCCTAACGTAGATGCTGAGGGAGACCTCCTCTGGATGCATAACTGTGTGCATTCCGTGGGCAGTCGCGACCCATGTCCCTCTACATATGTGGACCCAGCAGGACAGGGAAATCCAGCTGGGCACGCAGCTTGGGACGGCACAACTACTATATGAACGGAGTCGATTTCTCGGAGTACGACTCCGAGGCCCTGTATAATGTAATAGATGATATTCCGTTCAAATTCTGTCCTGCCTGGAAGTGTTTGATTGGATGCCAGAAAAACTTTCAAGTCAATCCGAAGTACATGAAGCGAAGACGCATCAAAGGAGGCATCCCTACCATCGTACTAACGAATCCTGATGAAGACTGGATCAAACACATGACGCCAGAGCAGCTGTCATACTTTGACAGCAACTGTATAACCTACTACATGTACGAAGGAGACACGTTCATAGCGAACGACCCGTCAGAAGGAGAACAGCTGACGGAATGATTCTATTGTCTGTTTTTTTTTTAATGTTATACCCCTTGCAGCGCCCATAGCCGCCACCGCTCTTTCCCCGCCGCCCTTAGTATCAAAATGGGGAATTTCATTGTAGCGATAACGCCACCTGTATTGTAATGAATAAAACTGCCGTTTTATTGCATATTGTACATGTCTTACAAGTATTCTCTACTGATTTCCTACGGATTTGAAATACTTTCTTATAGTACCTCCTACGGTAAACGACATCTGGTTGCCAGATGCGAATGCTAAATACATAGCTCCAGTCTTAATGTCGCCAAGACCACCACCTGCAGTATTCTTCCACTCGGTTCTGCATCCTAACCGTTTGCAGAATTTGTGGAAGTAAATTGACCTATTACAAGGCGGTACCGCCGCCTTACCTGTAAGGTCAGTGCCCGCCACATATCCATTCGTCTCAAGAGTGAAGACCCACCGTCGCTTGACGACAAAACGATGACACACCTCCCTTCCGACCTTCCACGTGAGTGGCTGAGTCGCCAGGTTCGCATCGTAAGCAAATATAGATTTGCAAGACGGCTGAGCTGAGGAAGGTTGCGCATCGTACACGAGCCAACATACATTAACACTCTTTCCAGAATACTTCTGAAAAGCCGCATCGACAGTGATGTAGAAATCCAGGGATACCTTGTATAATATAGTCTCGCTCGTGTGCCGAGAAGACTCCTCGGACCCTCGGGTGAAGTTCGTCATGAGGCCCACAACACCATCCGTATAGGGCACAGCAATCACAGAGTTTCCTGAGAACGAATCCTGATCCACCTGCAGAGAAGGTCTGCTGACCCGAGGTCCCCTGGGCACGTAGTTAGTCCTAGGACGGACCCTACGACGAGATCTCGAATCCCATCCCCAATCGGACCTAGGTCTACGACGGCTACCAGTTCTCGCCGGCATGGGTACCGGAGCCGGCGCCTCCGCTGGCGGCGGAGGAGAGGGCCAACGGGGCCTGGAATCACCTGTGAAATGGGTAACACTGCCTCTGTAATTACCCGATTGGGCCCTGAGGAACAGGTCCAGGGTTGACTTGGCGCCTGTTGTCAGGCGTCTGGCCGAATCCTATCTCGGTCACCGTCCTGCTCCGCTTGGCCTTATACGTCAGGCAGACGTCCTTGAGGAGATACCTCCAGAGAAAATAAATTGCTGCAAGGGTAACAACACTGCACGTAAACAGTAAGACCAAGAAACGCCAGGCGCCGTCGTTACCGACGGAGGATTCGGGTCTAAGAGATGGGACCGATGAGGTTACCTCGCTTTGAGGTAATGGACCCCTCTCCATGCGTTTCTGACTAGGAGATAACCCTGCTTTAATAATGGCGGGAAACCCGTCTGTCATACATAACTTTCGATAACGACGTCGGAACTACTACTTTAGAGAATAACAAGCCGGGCCCTCGCCGCCACGTAGAGCGCACACGTGGCGGCTCGGGGTTGGCGGAGATGAGGT